TAAATCACTAAGAGCATGGAACTGTTAAATGGCTAAAACTTATCTATCAATGACAAACGAACTACTGGTTGAAATTAATGAACCAGAAGTAACAACAGTATCAGGAGCATTAGGTATACAAAAATTTGTATCTAATTGTGTAAACAGAGCTTACTTTGATATAGTAGATGCAGTAGATGAATGGTCTTGGTTACATACTGCAGCACCACAAAATGAATATTATGGTAATCACTTTGTAGAAACTGTAGCTGGAACTAGATGGTATTTAATGAAACCAGGTTCTGCTAATGTAGATGCAGATTTTGATTCAGTAAACTGGGATGGTTTTACTTTAACAACAGAAGGTGTATCAGGAAAATCAGCACCTCATACAGTTAATAAATTAGCATTTACAACTTTATCAGCATGGAGAAGTACTTATGCTCAAGGTGAAGAAGCAAGTAAAGCTAATACACAAACTTATGCAACACCATTAAGAGTATTAAGAAGTTCAGATGGTAGAAGATTTGGATTATCTCCTATACCAGATGGTGTATATAGAATTTATTTCTTTGCTTATAATAGACCATCAGAATTAGTTAATGATACAGATACAGTATTATTTCCAGAACAATACAAACCAGTTTTACTAGCAAGAGCTAGATATTATATTTATCAATTTAAAGATAATATTGCACAATCACAATTAGCATTAGACGAATATAAAAAAGGTTTACAACAAATGGCTGACCAATTAAATTCACCTCAACCTGAATATATGTCAGATGTTCGTTTTGCTTTTTTATATTAAGGAATAAATTATGCCAACTCAAGGAGCTTCTATTACAGTACAAGGTGGCTTGGATTTAGTTTCAAGTTCTCATGCTTTGTTTAGAACACCTGGAGCTGCAACAGTATTACAAAATTTTGAATCATCTACTACAGGTGGTTATAGAAGAGTAAGTGGTTATACTAAATGGGGTGGTGCTAGTGGTGTCATTCCTAGTGGTACATCAACAGATACTATTCATGGTATTACAAATTATGCTGATGGAGTGTTAGTTGCTCAATCAGATGATTTATATTTTAGTACTACAGGTACTTCATATGTACAAGTAAATAAAAATACATTTACTTCAGGACCTGGTACAGTTTCAATTAGTGCAGGTTCAGCAACAGTAACAGGAACTAATACTACATTTACAACTTCATTTACTATTAATGATGATATTAAAATAGATAATAATATTTATAAAGTATTATCTATTACAAGTAATACTGTATTAACACTAGATATTAATGCTAATACTGGTAATACTCAGAATGGTTTATCCTATTTTGTAGGTGGTATAGCTGCAAATAATTTAGCTGCTGCAACTACAATAGTTAGAACTAATCAAACTAATGTAAAATTTATAAACTTTGAATCTACAGGTGGTCAGAATGGTACTATTTATGCTGTAGATGGTCAAAATAAAATATTTGAATTTTTTATAGATGATAATAATAAATATCATTTTGAAGAAATTGAAAGGTCTTCTCCAGTAGGATGTTCTTTAATAGAACGATATGCTGAAAGAATTATAGTATCTGGACAATCTTCTAATCCTAGTACAGTATATTATAGTACTAGATTAAAACCTTATGATTTTGAAGGTGCTTCTGCAGGTTCTGTAGATGTAGGAGATATAGTAATAGGTATTAAAGTATTTAGAAATAGTTTAATTATATTCTGTAAAAATAGTATATATGAGTTGACAAACCTTGATTCTACTCCTATAATTAAATCAGTAACCAAAAATATAGGTTGTGTAAGTGGTAACTCAATACAAGAGATAGGTGGAGATTTAATCTTTTTAGCACCTGATGGATTGAGAACAGTTGCTGGAACAGCAAGAATTGATGATGTTGAATTAGGTTCTATATCAAGAAAAATTTTACCTCTTATAAATAATGTACTAAACAACTTTGGAAACTTTACAGTTTCTAGTATGGTTATTAGAGAAAGAAGTCAATACAGATTATTCTATTATCAATCTGGTCAAGCTGACTCTGGTCAAAAAGGAATTATAGGAACATTTAAATATAGTGCAGAAGGTATACCTGCTTTTGAATGGAGTGAAACAAAAGGATTACCTGTAACTGTTTGTACTTCAAATTTAAATAGTTCAGGTACAGAAGTTATTTTTCATGCAGATGAATCAGGTTTTATTTTTCAACATGATACTGGCGATAGTTTTAATGGTTCAAATGTTGTAGCAGAATTTCAAACACCAGATATGGATTATGGTGATAATGGTTTAAGAAAAAGTTTATATAAAATTAAAGCTAATATTGAACCTGAAGGTTTACAAAATTCTTTAAATTTAAGAATAAGATATGATTTTGAAAGTAGTGAAGTTCCTCAACCAGGAAACTTTGCTGTTGGAAATTTAAGTTCTGCTGCTTTATTTGGTACAGCTAAATTTAGTCAAGCAGTATTTGGAGCAACAACATTACCAAGTAAAAGTATATTAGTAACAGGTAGTGGGTTTTCTAATAACTTTAAATTTTTTAGTGATGATACTAATGCTCCATATTCAGTAAATGGAATGTTTGTTTCATTCATAGCAGGAGGAAGAAGATAAATTATGGCAGGATATACTAGACAGAGTTCGATTAACGATAACGATACGATAACAGCAGCTATCTTTAATAACGAATACAATAAATTATTAGCAGCATTTAATAATTCAACAGGACACAAACATGATGGTACTGCTGCAGAAGGTCCAGTCATTGCATTAATTGGTGATGCAGGATTAACAACTCCATTAAACAAAATTCAAATAGACACAGCTAATGATACAATAGATTTTTCTATTGATGTATCAGGAACATCTACTGAACAATTTAATTTACAAGATGGTGCAATAGTACCTGCTTCTAATAATGATATTGATTTAGGTACAAGTTCTTTACAATTTAAAGATGCTTTCTTTGATGGTACTGTAACATTAGATTGATTAACTATTGGTAGTGCGACAAGTATTACAGATGTTGATACAGATTTATCATCTGTTTCAGGAAGTGATGACACAGTTGCAAGTGCTAAAGCAATTAAAACTTATGTAGATGCACAAGTAACAGCAAGTGATTTAGATTTTTCTGGTGATAGTGGTGGTTCTCAATCAATTGATTTAGATTCACAATCATTAACATTAACTGGTGGAACTGGTATTGATACTACAGGTTCTGCACAAACAATGACATTTGCAATTGATAATACAGTTGCAACATTAACAGGTTCTCAAATATTAACAAATAAAACTATTGATGTAGATAATAATACATTATCAAATGTTGAAGTAGATAATTTAAAATCAGGAGTTTTAGATACAGATATAACTTCAGTATCTGGTTCAGATGATACACTTGCTTCTGCAAAAGCTATTAAGACTTATGTAGATGCTCAAGTTGCAACAATACCTGTTGGAGATATTACTTCAGTAGTTGCTGGTACTGGTATGACTGGAGGAGGAACATCAGGTGATGTAACTCTAAATGTTATAGGTGGTACTGGTATTGATGCAAATGCAAATGATATTGCTATTGATTCAACTGTAACTACACTTACAGGTTCTCAAACTTTAACAAATAAAATTTTAACAAGTCCTACTTTAACAAGTCCAGTTATTAATACAGCAATTAGTGGTACAGCATTTAAAGATGAAGATAATATGTCATCTGATTCTGCTACATCAGTTGCTTCTCAACAATCAATTAAAGCATATGTTGATACTCAAGTAGCTACAATACCTACTGGAGATATTACAGCAGTAACTGCAGGTACAGGATTATCAGGTGGTGGTACATCTGGAGCTGTAACTTTAGATATAGATTCAACAGTTGCTACTTTAACTGGTTCTCAAGTTTTAACAAATAAATCAATTGATTCAGATAACAATACTATTACTAATATAGTTGATGCAGATATTAAAGCAGCAGCAGCTATTGATGCTACTAAGATAGCAAATGGTAATGTTTCTAATACAGAATTCCAGTATTTGGATGGTGTAACTTCAGCTATTCAAACACAAATCAATACTAAACAAGCTACTATAGATTCATCTAATAGATTAAATGCTAATTTAGTAGGGGATGGTTCAGTAGATAATACTGAATTTGGTTATGTAAATGGAGTAACAAGTGCAATACAAACTCAAATAGATACAGCAAATACAAATATTAATACTAAAGCTTCAGCAGGATTCGCTGTAGCAATGGCAATTGCTTTATAATTTGTGTTGACACTTTGACAAAAAAATGTTATAATTAGGATAATTCTATGGCACAAGATTTCGAAAGATATTTACAACAAGACATTTCAAACAATGCAGGTTCTCCTACTGTTTTAAGAACAGCAGCAGATTCAGATGATGCTATCATAGGT